TCAGCATTATCTATTTTTACACCTAAATAATCTGCTTCTTTTTGTAAAATATATTTATGAGAATCTGACTCACCATCTTTTGGAATTTGAAAAAATAAACTTTCATATAAGGCAAAAAAATCATCTACAGTAAAAGATGGAGTATCTTCTACAATTTGGCTATCAAATAATTGACGAAAATTTATATCAATTACTTGTTCGTATTTATTTTTATTAAATACAGTTTTTTGTACTGGTATTTGAGCCATTATCTTATAACTTTAAAGTAGTAATTATTATCAGATATAACTGTTCCACCAGTAGCTAATACAGTTTTAAATAATAATTTATAGTAGCGTTCAGGTTCTAATCCATTCATGTATATATCAAAATAACTACCACTAGTATCACAACTGATTTTAGTGTATGTTGTGTCATAATCTACGACAATTTCTTCACTATCCAAATCTTTTATTGACCAATATGAAGTAGATGGTAGAGCTTTATTATTTAAATAAACTGAACTTGTTTGAAAAGCTCTAGCGGGGAATTTATCTCGTACATTTACTCTGAATCGTTGAACTGAGTCTTGTTGAAATTCACCTTTATTATTACCTAATGAAGGAATAAATAAATTATTAGAAATAACAGATAATGATCCTGTGATATATACCGAATCATCCCATCTAATTTCTAAGCATGGTGGATATATAGTATGAGTATTATCTGAGAAATATTTTGTTTCAAATTTAGATTGTGTTGTAAATTCTAAAGATGAAGAATGTTTTAAAATAAAACCATAATTAGATATAATATTAGTATAACTTGCACTTACAGCATTTGTTACTTTTAATTCAATGTCTTTAGAAGTTAAATTTGTAAATGATTGTGTTGATTGATAATTAGAACTAGTATACCACAACCCACCACCTACATTACTTCCACTTCCATAAGAACCTGTAGTTCCAGAAGTAAAAGAACCAGAAAACCATGCACTACCACTATTTTGATCTTTATATTTCCATCCGGCACCGTTAGTAGTAATAGGAGAATTACCTAATCTACCTGTACCTTTATTCCAATCAGTTGCTATTGGGTGAGCAAATAACGTATAGTTTAAGGGTAAAGATGAAGCGTTAGCTAAATATAACTTTAAATATACATCAAATGCCTTACCAGCAGCTCTAGCTAATGATTCGCTTATTTGATCAGTTGGAAATTTAATTAAAGCACGTGATACCTCATCTGTGCCATTGAACGATTCAAAAGTGCTAATTTCTAATATTTCATCTAATCCTGTATTTAATGCAGGATAAAATGAATATAGAGTAGCACTCTTTTCAGGGAATATTTTATAGATTGCCATAGTTAGTAATTACTACATATAAATATGTTAAATACCAAACTATTTTACGCTAATAACGCGTGATATTCTTTAAAATGTTTGATACGATCTGGCAAGCCAATTGTTCCACCATTAACACGTTTAGTGATAGATGTAACAACTGTATCAGTTGCACCACCATCTGCCATAATGTGTAATTTATTTTTATTAAAGAACCAAGCAGCTGATAGTAATGCATATTTTTCTGCTACTACTGTTGGATTAGCAGCAATATCTTCATTAATTGATTTGCCAAATGCTGTGTAATTATCTTTACCAGTTAATTGAATGTAACCACGACCACAATATTTTGCACCATCTCCAGTTGCTTCAGCACCATTACCCATTCTACCACCATATACTTTATTAGCAATTTTTTCTGGTTTGCGTTCGTACTGTTTAGCTAATGCTTCGGTTGGGAAATATTTTTTAAATATACCCATTAAGCCTTTAGCGGAATAATTTAAATTTTCTTTAGTTAATCTAAATCCACCTGATTCATGACCACATTGAGCTAAGAAATGAGCTAAACGTAGTGGAGTATTGATTTGGAATTTTTCCATTACTTCCGGAATTTGAGCTATAACAGTGTCAGGAACATGTCCTTTTAATTTTTCTAAGTTCATATTTTATATTTTAATTTTTAACTTACTACTACTCTACCTTGTATATCTGTGTTAGGATATCTAACTTCAAATATAGCAGGATCTATTGAAGGATATATATTTCCTTTTCTTGTAGCACCTGCTATATCATATCCATATTGAGAATAAGTATTACTTCCTAAAGTACCTTGTTTATTTACTATTTCTATTTTAACTATAGCTTGTAAACCTTTAATATTACACATTAAAGAATTCATTACTTCTGATATAACAATTGGTTGATTGATTTGCCATTTAGCTATATCAAAATAATCTTTTAATGCCTCAATACATCCTGTTAATACATCTTTATTAGAATATCCACTCATAACAGTAATATCAAAATTAACACCTATATTAATATAATAAGCATCTCTAATATTAACAGCATCAGTAACCATTCTATATTGATTAAGGTATGTTACTAAATTATTTTTTAAAGTTGTAGAGGCTGTTGTTAGTTGTTTATCACTGTTATAAGATAAAACATATAAATCTAAAGCTAATGGATTATAATCATGAGTATATCCTGTTGTTTCTTGAGGATTTTTGTAAAAGTCTTGTGAAACATAAGCTTTAGAAATAACACCATAATCCGAAGGCATTGATAGAGTTCTTACTATATAATCTTCTTTAGTTACAGTTCTTAATTGAGATGAATAAGCATATAAAGCATTTTGTCTAACTTCTTCAGATGTATCCCCGTCTCTACCACCGGTAGATGGATTAGGATTTGTTGATACAACACTTTCTAATACAGAACCTGATAAAGAACCAGGGGCATTTTTAAATATAATTCCTGAAGTATCTATAGTATTTAAATCATTTGCAGGTATATTTGATGCGATACCACCTCCTACTAAATATTTTATTGTTAATGAACCCGAAGGGACTATACCATATTCCTGTGTATAGAATACAGAGGCTTCATTATAATTATTTGTTATATCAGATATACCTGGTATAATTCCTTCTTTAATATTACTTGCTGTTGGAATAATTTGAGTATCAGTTTTATTAGATGATAAACCTGCTCCAAATTCTAGTTGTAATGTATTATCAGATAAAAATCTAGAAACAAAACGTTTAGGAACTCTTTGTAATTTTAATAAATAAGGTACTTGATCAGCACTAAAATTAGTATTTGCTACTTTTTGAAATACAGAAGATTGAGCTAAATAAGGAACTTCATAATATATATCATTAGATCCTTTACTACCAGTAACATTTAATATTTGTAATATATTAGTATCAGAAATAGTTGTTGTTGCAAACTTATCTATACCACTAAAAGAAACTGTTGTTGTTTTAATTTCAGCAGAAATAGTAGGTACCGATTTTTTAAATAAATAATTATTACCATAATAAGTAATATCTGCACTACTAGTATCAGTAAAATCTATTTGCTGTATAGTAAGAAATTTAGTACCATTAGTTGATGTTAAGACTGTATTAGCTGGTACTATTAATCCATAAGTTTGATAATCAGGATAAATTGACCCTGATATAGTAATAGCAGGTACTAATTGAAATATATCAACATCTGTAGTTGAAGCATAAGATGCTTTAGGTCTATAACCCATTACATATGCTTGCGCATATAAATTTTCTTTTTCCTTAGCAAATAATAAAAAATTTTCTTGTACTTGAGTATCAAGATAAAATGACATAACATCACCTACATAAGAAGACATTTCGATGAACATATTACCTGGAGATGCTTCTGAAAAATCATTATAGGTTGTTGGAAAATATGTTTTAGTATACTGCTGTAATGACATTTTAAAGTCACCAAAACTTTTATTTAAGTATGATATGTTTTTTTCTTCGCTCATTATTATGTAAATTGTACTGTTACTTGATCAGGGGTTTGTGATATATTTGAAGAATAATCAATAGTTAAATTTATTAAATTATCATCTATATTAGAATCTAAATTAATATTTTTTAAAGTTATTTCAGGAATAAAAGTTGATATACTATCTGATATATTGGTTTTTAAAAGAGCTATATTAGAATTAGTTATCCCTTCAAATAAGAAATTTTTTAAATCACATCCAAATTCAGGATTCATTACTCTTTCTCCTTTAGCTGTTAATAACAAATTAATCAAATTAGATTTTATTTGATCTTTAGTAGTATAAGTACTATTAAATACAGCGGGTCCATTAAAAGGTAGTGATACCCCAATAGCAATATTCTTTTGTAAATCTAACGGATTTACACGTATTGTTTGAGGTATTGGCATATTAATCTAATTGTCTTAACCCTTGTCTGTCCATTGGAGACATATTATTAGCAGCGTCAGCAATATTCTTTTGTAAATCTAACGGATTTACACGTATTGTTTGAGGTATTGGCATATTAATCTAATTGTCTTAACCCTTGTCTGTCCATTGGAGACATATTATTAGCAGCGTCAGCAATAAAGGCAGCAAATGGATTTACTTTTTCACCTGTATTTTCATCAATAGCATTAACTACTTCTAATTTATTAGGTTGTTGAAAACCAAATGCGTCACCCATTTGTGCCGCTAATTGGCTACGGACACCACCTGGTAATGAATTTGTTGGTACGTTAGCACTAGTAAAGTTCATAGTTTTACCTTCACGTAATGCTTTTTTCTCTTGTTTAGCCATGTGCTCTTCAAGAATGTATGGTAACTCTTCATGAATAGCATCAATTACGGCTTCTTTAATTAATTTTTTAAATGCTTTAATGTTCATAATTATAAATATTTATCCTTGTAAATTCTTTTGATCTATTATTAATTTTAGTTGATCCACTAATACCTGTGGATCTTGAGTAAATGAATATTCGCTTTTTATTACTTCTACATTATCACGATTAATAGCTACTGCATAATGGCGTTTATATCCTTTAACAGTTTTAGCAAATTCAACTCCTAAATTTTCTTCTGTTTTAATAGCAAATTTAAATCCTTTATAGTTTTCAAACTCGCTGTTAAGTGTATTTATTTGATTTAATAAATTATTTAGTTGATTATTATCTAACCCATTCATAGTTTTATCATCAACTAAACCATTAATATCTTTTAATTGCAATTTAAGATCTTCTAGAACAAAAATAGCATCTTCTAAAATAGGAATAACAACAGATAATACTGCACTTAATCCAGTAATTATCTTATCTGCTTTCATTAATATTTTTTGTAACTTAAGTATAAAATTAACAGGAAGACCTATACCTGGGGGTACAGATGTTGGTATAGGGATAGATAATATTACTGTTACTATAGCATCAAATATTGTTATATATAATTGAAATTGGGCTACTTGTTTAACAATGTTTGATAGTCCTTTTTCTACAGCATTTATAGCTCTTAAAGCATTATCTCTAAGAACTATTGCTTGTTCTATTTTTTCAGGAGTATCAGCATCATCAATAGCAGTATTTGTTTGATCTACTAAATCTTGAAGTCTATCACTTTGTGAGATTATTTTAACTAACTCTTCTGTAATAACAATTGTTAAAATAGGTACTAAAGTTTTTTTAGCAAAATCTTTTAATGCCTTTAATCTTTTTGCTCGTGCTTTTGCTTTTTCTTCTTTACTTCTATTTTTTCTATCTTTTAAGTCTTTTTTTAATTTTGCAAGTTTTGTTTTTGCATCATTATAAGGACCCGTAATTATATCAAGTAATTTTTTTCTTAATCCAGGAAAATTTTTTGGGTCTGCTGGATCCCCATTTAGTATTTTTTCAAATAACTCTTGTGCTTTTTTATATTTTTGATTTTCAATTTCAACAGCGTAATTATATTCTTCTTCTGTTATTAAAGGAGTACCTATAGTTATTTCTCCATTTTGAATTATATTAGGGGGATTAGCTTGAATGCCTAAATCATATAAAGTTTGAAAATGTTTTATCTCTAAATCAATCTTTTGTTTAATAACATCTTCAATTTCTTTTTTTAATTTATCAACTATTCCTAAAGCAGCTTGTATTACTTTTTGTTTAGCATAATTTTTTACTTGATCACCAAACGCTTTAGGATCTTGTATTATAGATACAGCTGCATTAATCTCAGGTGGAACTAGATTAGAAACGTTAATTGAATTAAGAGCACTATTAGTAGCCATTATACTGTTTTATTCTGTTTAGATAACAAATTATTTATTAATTTTTGTTCATCCATTTCTTTAACTAAAAAATTATTTAAACTTTCAGCCGCCGTTTGAATTTGTAATAAATCTGTTCCTTCAGGAGTTGATTTTGCTGATGATAGTGATGAGGCAAAAGTTGATAATTTACCTAATATTTTAGATAAGAGACTAACCATTTGAATACCTAATATTAGAGGTTCAACTGCTAATTTTCCACCTTTAGTTGTACCTAAAATTATATTATTTGAGTTTATATGAACTCTTTCAGTTGCATTTAAATTAATAACATTATTAGTAGTTAATTCTATATTATTAGATGCAAAAAGCATTACATCATCTTTTTTAGAATTTATAACTATTCTATCTCCATTCATTATAACTTGAGGACCATAATAATCAGAAACTTTAATAGGAGCTGTTATTGGATTTATAGATTTATTTCTATCAGGTATTAAAGGAATCTGTTGTGTTGAAGTAATATAAATTGAAGAATATTCTTGATTTATTCTTTCAACATGAAAAGGAGTATTTTTATCTACATTATGACCATTAGATATTATCATAATAGGATCTCCATCATCACCAATACCTTTACTCCATTCACTTAATTTTTCATTTTGAGATGTGCTACCAAAACGAATTGAATTTCCTTTTCTACCTTGTATAATATAATCACCTTCAAAACGTACTAGATTTCTTATATCTTCAAACGCTTTAAAATTTTTAAAATTATATTTATTCCCTGATGGTTGAGAGTTATGTTGCGGATTGTTATATATTCCTAATATACCTGACCAATATCCTTGATTTGAGGGGGTTTCTTGGGTAGAAGCAGCAGGTAAAGTTTCAATTATTACTAATTCATTAACTAAAGGATAAGGTAAATTTTGATTTCCAGGTTTAGCTATATCACACCCATTAAGAAAATTATCACTAATATTACCATTTTCGTTTCTACTTTTTTCATAATCCTTATAAAATACAGATCCAATTCCATTAGGTCCTCCTGCCTTTAAGTACATCTTTTTAGTAGGAGTATTTTCTTTAGTTACAACACCAAATACTTTACCAACCTGCGCTTTATAACTAGGAGTAAAAACGTTAGCGTGAGTAGGATTATTTAAAGGACCTAAAAAATTTTGGGTTTTCATTATTTATTTTCTAAATGTACAATAGGAGTTTGTTCAAGTAGTTTTTGTCCTTGTTCTTGTACTGATTTTTGTTCAGCTAATAAAGCTTCTATCTCACTCATATCAATTAAATCTGTACCTGAATTAGAATTAATGTTTGCAGCACGTTGAGCTATAGCCGCCATCTTAATTAATTGTTCATTATTTTTTACATTGACATCAATTAAATCTTTAACGGTAGGCATCAACATTGTTGCGGAACCCGCATTAGCTGTCGCCATAGGTTTTATAGTATCAATAAAGTCGCCGATTTGTTTATCAATATCTTTATTATTCTTGTGTATTTTCTTAAATAGATCTGATAAAGACATACCATCGAATACTGTTACATCATCAAAATTAGCCATAGAATGTGTTTACGTATAAATATAAGTAATTAAATCTTTATATATCCGTGCTCATAATATTCATTATATAGTCGGATACGCAATATATCTAACTTTTTAATGATTTTAGTAATCTGAGGAGTGGATACATCTGTCATTTCGCGAATATAGATGTATAATGCTTTTTTATTAAATATTTCTAGCGTTTCACGCTTACGAAATAATTCAATAATAGAGTCTGCTGTTTGAGCATCGTGCTGCTTAGGAAATAATGAATATATATTCTTATCAATGTACTTAATATACTGATTAATAAATAGATTTGGTGAATGTAATTCATCTATGGCATCCATTGATTCGTGTAAATGGGTTTTATCCTCATCTAATTCATCTATATCAGCCTTTTCTTGTAGCTTCTTATAATTATTCTCATTATATACAATTAAATAGCGTTTAGCAATTGTTCCAAAATAGGAAAATGCTTTACCCTTCTCAGATTTATAT